ATTCGGAATCATTCGTAGAACGTTTATTAGCGTTCGCGGCGGTTGAGGGTATATTCTTTTCAGGTTCGTTCTGTTCAATTTTTTGGTTAAAGAAACGTGGTTTAATGCCAGGTTTAACATTCTCAAACGAATTAATTTCTCGTGATGAAGGTGTACACTGTGATTTTGCTTGTCACATATATAACAATCATATTGAAGGTAAAATAAGTGAAAAGAAAGTTAAAGAAATTATCTGTGGAGCGTTAGAGATTGAAAAAGAATTTATTCTTGAAGCATTACCAGTTCGTTTAATTGGTATGAACTCAGATTTGATGAGTCAATACTTAGAATTTGTTACCGATAGATTATTGGTTTCTTTAGGTTGTTCTAAAGTTTACAATTCAGAAAATCCTTTTGACTTTATGCAAAACATTGCGTTACAAGGTAAAACAAATTTCTTTGAGAAAAGAGTTGCTGAATATCAAAAGGCAGGAGTTAATAATGCATCTGAGGACTTGGATTCCGCATTTGGTGATGTAGATTTTTAAAATTAGAAAAGAGAAAATGAAAGTTAAAAAGAGAGATGGTTCCCTCGAGGAAATGAGATATGATAAAATCACCAAAAGAATTAGTGTTCTTTGTCACGATTTAAATATGGAATATATCGACCCTACCTATGTTACATTAAAAGTAACACAAGGTATATACGATAATATTTCAACAACAGAATTAGATGTATTGGCAGCGGAGACTGCTGCCTCTATGGTAACAACACATCCCGACTATGCAAAGTTAGCGGGTAGATTGGCGGTTTCTAATTTACATAAAACAACACCAAAGAAATTTTCACAATCAATTAAAGAACTTTATTCTTTTATTGAACCAAAAACAAATAAAGAATCTTCATTAATCGATGAAAACATTTACAATTTTGTGATGTCTAATAAAGAAGTGTTAGACGGTGCAATTCATCAAGAACGTGATTTAGATTTTGATTACTTTGGTATTAAAACATTGGAACGTTCATACCTAATGAAAATTGGTGGTCGTATTGTTGAAAGACCACAATATCTTTATATGAGAGTTGCGGTTGGTATTTGTAAAGGTGATGTTGAAATGGCGTTAAGAATCTATGATGATTTATCACAACATTTTTATACACACGCAACACCAACGTTATTTAATGCGGGTACTAAGAGACCACAAATGTCATCTTGTTTCTTAATTGGTAATAAAGGAGACGATATCGAAGGATTGTTCGACACTATCAGTGACGTTGCAAAGATTTCTAAGTGGGCTGGTGGTATCGGATTACACGTACACGATGTTCGAGCTAAAGGTTCATATATTAAGGGAACTGGCGGAGAATCTGACGGTTTGTTACCAATGTTAAAAACATACAATGAAGTTGCACGTTGGATTAATCAAGGTGGTAAACGTAAAGGTTCGTTTGCAATTTATCTTGAACCTTGGCACGCTGATGTTTATGACTTCATTGATTTAAGAAAAAATCACGGTAAGGAAGAAATGAGAGCAAGAGATTTGTTCTTAGCTATGTGGACTCCTGATTTGTTTATGCAACGAGTTGAACAAGATGGTGATTGGACATTATTCTCACCTGATGAGGCACCTGGTTTATCTGATGCATATGATAGTCCTGAAGATAAAGCTTTCACTCGTCTATACGAATCTTACGAACAACAAGGTTTAGGTAGAAAAGTGGTTAAAGCAAGAAAATTAATGGACGCAATCTTAACCGCACAAATTGAAACAGGTACACCTTATATGTTATATAAGGATCCCGCTAATTATAAATCAAATCAAAAAAACTTAGGTACAATCAAGTCATCAAACTTATGTACTGAAATTATTGAGTATAGTTCACCAACTGAACAAGCGGTTTGTAATCTAGCATCATTAGCATTACCGAAATATATTATTAACGGTGAATTTTCACACGACATATTATATAGTTCTGTGTATCAAGTTGTAAGAAACTTAAACAATGTTATTGATTTAAATTTCTATCCTACAGAAGAAACAAAACGTTCAAACTTTAAACACAGACCAGTTGGTTTAGGTATTCAAGGTTTGGCCGATGTATTCTGTTTATTGGGATTACCGTTTGAGTCTGATGCGGCAGATAAATTACAAACGGATATTTTTGAAACAATTTACTTTGCGGCATTAACATCTTCAAAGGATTTATCAAAAGAAGTTGGTCCATATGAAACAATTGTAGGTTCACCGATTGAAAAAGGAATCTTCCAATATGAAATGTGGGGTAAAAAAGATTCAGATTTATCTGGCCGTTGGGATTGGAAAACTCTAAGAAAAGAAGTAAAAAACTATGGTGTCAGAAACTCATTATTAGTTGCGCCGATGCCAACAGCTTCAACCGCACAGATTTTAGGTAACAACGAAGCGTTTGAACCATTCACAACTAACCTATATTCTCGTAGAACATTAAGTGGTGAATTCATTATGATTAACAAACACTTAGTTAATGACTTGTTAAATCTTGGAATGTGGAATGAGGACATCAAGAAGAAATTGATTATGGAGAATGGTTCAGTTCAAAATATTCCCGAAATTCCTACTCAATTAAAAGAAGTGTATAAAACTGTTTGGGAAATGTCTCAAAAGAGAATTTTACAAATGGCGGCAAATAGAAGTATTTTCATTGACCAATCACAATCATTGAATTTATTTATTGCGGACGCAACTAAAGCAAAATTACTTGCGGCTCATTTATTTGGTTGGAAATTGGGATTGAAAACAGGTATGTATTACCTAAGAACAAGAGCGGCGGTTGATGCGTTAAAAGGTTTGGGTGTTGATACTTCATCAGTAAAACCGGTAGAAATTACATCGTCGGTTAATAATGTTGGAGTACCAACAAATAACAACTTAATAAGTGAACAAACACCTGAGTTAGTGATGACATCTGAAAGACCAACAGATTCACCATTCGAATGTGAGGGTTGTGGTTCATAAATATAATGGGTGGCCTCCTCAAAGTTACTGTCGACAAGGCGTACCTTGAGCACCCAGGTCTCGAGAATACAGGGGGGTGAATATCAAGACACTAAATTAATCCTGACTTCGGTCGGGATTTTTTATTTATTACCATTTTATAATAGTTTATATTTATAGAGTATGATAACATATGGTATAGATTTTCCATTTAGAGATAGTGTTAAGGGTGACTACCTTAGTTTAACTGAGACCCCCGAAAGAGAAATCAGAGCGAATTTGATACATCTCTTATTAACAAAAAAGGGTAGTAGGTACTTTTTACCCGATTTTGGTACAAGAATATATGAGTACATTTTTGACCAAAATGATATGGTTACATTCTCATTAATAGAAGAAGAGATAAGAGAAGGGGTTAAAAAGTACATACCAAATTTAGAGATAAATTCAATTGATATAGTGTCGGCTGAAGAAGATCCTGACCAAGATGTAACGGTAAGTCAAATGGAAGATGAAAGATTATTCAGAGTTTCTGATTATTCTACCAAACCATACACCGCTAAAGTAAGAATAAATTATACGGTAAATAACGGAGCCTTTTCATCATCCGATTTTGTAATTATAAACATATAATATGAGTAAGAAAATATCATACGCAACAAGAGATTTTGCGGGATTAAGAAATGAACTAGTTAACTTAACAAAGGATTATTATCCTGATTTGGTTAAGAATTTTAACGACGCATCAATCTATTCAGTTTTATTAGATATTAACGCCGCAGTTGCAGATAACTTACACTTTCATATTGATAGAGTTTGGCAAGAGACTATGTTGGATTTTGCACAACAAAGACAATCGTTGTTTCATATTGCGAAAACTTACGGAATTAGATTACCTGGTGTTAGACCATCAGTTGCTTTATGTGATTTCTCAATAAATGTACCCGTAAATGGTGACAAAGAAGATTTACGTTATTTGGGTATTTTAAAGGCGGGAGCACAAGTTTCAGGTGGAGGACAGGTATTTGAAACAATTGAGGATATGGATTTTTCATTACCATATAATAGTAAGGGACAAACAAATAGATTAAAAATACCAAATTTCGACAGTAACAATAAATTAATATCTTACACTATTACCAAAAGAGAAGCGGTTGTTAACGGAGTTACTAAAGTTTTTAGAAGAGTAATTAATCAAGTTGACCAAAAACCATTCTTAAAGATTTATTTACCAGAACAAAATGTTTTAGGTGTAACAAGTATTATACACAAAGAAGGTACATCATACGCTGGTAACCCAACAAGTACAGAATTCTCATCTTTAACAAATAAATGGTATGAAGTTAAATCTTTAATTGAAGATAAGGTTTTTGTACCAGACCCAACAGGTAATCAAGATAGACCCAATTTCAAATCGGGAACATATTTGAATGTTAATAATAAATTTGTTACCGAATATACACCTGAGAGTTATTTTTCAATAACATTTGGTTCGGGAACGGTTAATCCTTTAGATAATTTAGACAACTACATAACAGGTGATATGAAAGTAAATCTTGGTAGTTATTTAAATAATATGTCATTAGGTGCAACACCTAAAACAAACACCACATTATTTGTGAAATATCGTGTTGGTGGGGGTAAAGATTCTAATTTAGGGGTTAACGTTATATCGACGGTAGATAATGTCGAATTCAATGTATCGGGTCCTAATTCAACAACAAACACACAAGTTGTGAATTCATTAAGAGTTACTAATATCACACCAGCTGTGGGTGGTGCTGATCAACCTACAATCGAAGAAATTCGTAATATGGTTTCATATAATTTCTCAGCACAAAATAGAGCGGTTACATTAAATGACTATAAAACATTAATTGAGACGATGCCATCTACATATGGTGCACCTGCAAAGGTTAACGTAATGGAAGAAGATAATAAGATTCGTATTAAATTATTATCATATGATGAAAGTGGAAATTTAACTGACACTGTATCTAACACATTGAAAAACAATATATTAAGTTATCTTTCTGAATATAGAATGATTAACGATTACATCGATGTAGTAACAGGTGAGGTTATTGATTTAGGTTTGGAAATCGATTTAACAATTAATAAGAACGATAGTCAAACTGATATTATAAAAACAGTAGTTGAAGATGTGGTCGAGTTCTTTGCAATTGAAAAAAGAAAAATGGGTGACCCATTATTTGTTGGAGCTTTAAATAAAATAATTGGTACGGTTTCAGGTGTTGAGAACGTAGTTGATATTAGAGTTTTCAATAAAACAGGAAGTGGTTATTCATCGGCTGAAGTTTCACAAACGTATGTGGATAACACAACAAAACAGATTAGACAATCTGATAGTGTTGTTTTTATGAAATCAAATCAGATATTTCAAATTAGATATCCTAATAAAGACATTAAAATAAGGGTTAAAACTTTAGGTGCAAGTACCTTTTAAGCCTACATTTTAAAATGTTTTTTAGTTATAATAATAGAAAATCGCTTAGTTTCTATTTATTATAAGAATGATTCAAAAACACAGAATTTCAACAAATATTGGTAAAGACCAAAAGATTACAGTAGAATTGAAACAAGATTTCGACGTACTGGAAATTTTGTCTTTAAAGTTCTCACAACAAGAGATATACACATCAATGTGTTCCGATTACGGAGTTGTTTGTGGTAGAGTCACCGCTAACGATGGTTTTGGTATACCAAACGTAAGAGTTTCCATATTTGTTAAACAAAAAGATACGGATGTTGAGGACCCCGTAATATCTAAATTGTATCCATATACGGATACGACAATGAGAAATGACGATAAAATTCGTTATAATCTATTACCAAAAAGACAACAACACGGAGGACACACACCTGTTGGAACATTTCCCGACCAATCGGATATATTAACAAGAGAAGAAGTTTTAGAGGTTTATGAGAGTTATTATAAATTCACAGTAAAAACTAATGAATCTGGTGACTTTATGATTTGGGGGGTACCAATTGGTGAACAAAGTTTACACGTTGATGTTGATTTATCAGATATTGGATGTTTCTCGTTAAGACCATATGACTTCATAAAAAAAGGTAGAGGTGCCGATGAATTTGATAGATTTTACAAATTTAAATCAAGTACCGATATTGACGGTCTTCCACAAATCATATCATATGATAAAATAATCCAAGTTTATCCTTTTTGGGGTAATGAGGAAATGTGTGAAATCGGAATTACAAGAAGTGATTTTGACATATCGGAAACGGGTATAAAAATTGAACCAATATCATTAATACTTGCATCATCAATTACCGATGACGATTCGGACGCAGTTAAAAGAAGTGGTGTTATCAGAAGAAAAACAGGTTACAAATGTAATTTACAAACAACCACAGGTCAAATTGAATGTGTAAGACAAACCGGAAGAAAGGTTTATGGTACCGATGGTAATTTATATCCTGAATTACAATATTATAACATAACCGAAACCATTAATGAGAATGGAACTGCAATGGTCGTGTTACCAATGAACTTAGAATATGTTTACACAAATGAGTTTGGTGAACAAGAATTAACTAACGATACTAACAAAGGAATACCAACAACCGCAATTGCGAGATTTAGATTTAGTTTAGATACTAATGGTGTAAAAACAGGGACCGCAAAATATTTAATACCACAAATTAGAGAATATAATAAAAATCCAGATGGTTCAAATAACTTAGGTGAGTATGATGGTGAGTTATTAACCACTTATCAATTTTCAAATGTTTTTGAAGATTACTTAAAAATCGCTTGGCCCGAGGGAACAACTGGTTCAACTATGGCCTCAACATATCGAAAAGATAAGTTAGATTTAATGTTGGGAACAAATAATAATGGAATACCTGAAGATGTTTTTTATAAATTTATTTTTGGTAAAGTTTACACACCATCATCATTCCAAGGTTCACACTATGAAGTTTCGGCTGCTGAGAGTTTTCTAGGACTATCAAGAAGAGATGCGTTTTTAGGTATAAAAGAAATTAGACCAAACGTTGAGGATGATTGTACAAGTAGTACCAATTATATACCAACAAACTTCGCATTTAGAAATAGAATTAAATTTGGTTTAATCATTAGTGAAATATTATTGTTTTTACAATATATTTTTACAGTTGCATACATCTTTTTAATTGAAATAATTGGGTCAACTTTATGGGCGATTGCAAGATACATCGGACCAAAGGATTATGTCTTCGCAGATTACCCGTTTGAAGATATCGCATATCGTTTTATTAGGTTAGCTTATAACATTACTGAAGCTGGACAAACAACATTACCATTAACAACATATCCCGATTGTGAGGAATGTACTAGCGATGTTGATACAGTTGACCCATCAAATAATTCATCATTTAATATTGAAGAAGGATGTAAGAAGTATGATAAATTTTACAATGAGAGTATTGTTTATTCTTATATATGGTCTAACAACGGTAGTTACGGAACAATTGACGTACCATCAAATACAGGAAATAAAAGTGGTCCCGATGCGAATTCTGGTGATGGTGGTATAGATAATAGGATAAGAGCAACAAATGGTTATGCGGGAAAAAATAACGCTTGGTTTTTATTAGGTAAACCATATTACGACGGTACATCAAATCTTAAAGAACAATTAACTAGTCCAGGTGCTGGTTGGACAATTGTTGCTGCGGTAGTTGGTGGACCTGGAAGTATAGTATCATTTGGTTCGGGACAATACGCGGTATCAACGTTTAATACAAAAACAAGAAGATTACCAAATAGAGTCCACACTGAAGATGGTGTGGCTAATTACACCAAAAAAACAAAATCAGGTTTAACTGAAATTAGAGATGGTGTGATTACAATTGTACCTGTTGTTGATGGACCAAGTAATAGTATTGCGGCAATACAAGAATGGTATAAAAGAAAAAGAGTGGGAGTGTATTTCTGCGGTGGAGTTACAAATTATTCGTTTATAGATAACTGGTTACACGGAGTATTATACTTCTTTAAATTTGATAAAAAAATTAAATGGGATAATAGAAGTATTCGTGATTTAAATCAAAGAGGTTCCAAATTTCCAAGGGAATTGGTTTTCTTTAACATTTTGGATGAGATGTTTTATTATAGATCAACACCATATAATAATTTTACGGGTAGTACAATAAATGCAACGGGAAACACATTTAATTTTATAGGTCAAAAATATTCAGATAGTTACGGTACATTAAAATATAGAGAAATTTTACATCCAACGACTTTTTACGATGTGGGAGTAAGAGATGAATTTTTATATGAGATTTGTCAAGACCCAAGAATTGACCCAACGTGTTCAGTTATTAGAGATATAACCACAACATCATATCAAGACCCTGCAAACGTTGTTGAACACGCAATTAACTATCGTTTAGATATTAGTGATGCAAAATTTGATGTTAGTGATTTCTTCACAGGACAAGGATTGGGAGATAATGTTAGTGTATTTGACGGAGACATTACACAAATGATGTCAATTAACTGTGAGGCGGGTATCGAGGCTTTTGATTTAGATAGTCCACAATATTTCCTATATAATGGTGAATTAATGGACCCTGAAGATTCTTATTTCTCATCTTATTTTAAGCCAACAGGAACATATGGACCCTTACCAATTGATTTAAAATTGGACCCTAATGGTGCATTTATAAGACAATGTTTAAATTTTAGATTAGGTGATTATTCACAAAAAGTTCCATTCTTCTTATGGGATAAATTTGGTACTGGTTTTGGTTCATATGATAGTAATTTTTCTGATAAACAAAGTTGGGATAGAAAAGAAATTGCATCTATGAAATTACAAAGACTATTCTCAATTAGTGATAAATCAAGTACCACCACTAACTACGTAATGAAAGACGGTGAAGAGGAGTATTTGTTAAAACCAATTACTATTGACCATAAAACATTTGCGTTTAGTGGTAACACAACAAATGCTTTAGAAAGATATGAAGTCGTTAGTTTAAGTGCCCCAACAGGACAAACATCCGATTTATTTACATATTCAGGGGCGACGGATTATGTTGAAGGTGATTTATGGTTACACGTACAATCTGGTTATACTGTCGATACCTCACTTTGGGTTAAAGATCCTGCAAGTGGAACAACATACGTTGTAGTATACACTGGTGGTACACAACAATGGTTAAGACAAGATACCGATGTTAACGGACAAAGTGTTGCATATGTAAAAGATTTTAGAGAATCTTTTATCTATCAAACAGTAAACAACTACACAGGAACAAAACAAGTATTATCAACACCGTTCCTTTTCTACTTCGGATTAAGACCCCAAAATTCTGCGGTAGATTTATTAATAAAATATTATGGACCAAAAGGGGCGTTCCCATCTGCTGAATAATGGAAAAGAAACAAATACTATTACCTAGTAAAAGGTACTTTAAGGCAAGTGAAGAGGATTTAACACTTAATGTTAAATTAGAGGGAGATAGTGTCTTAATGAGACAAGGTGAAAGAGACATTCTTCTAGACTTACCAACTTTGTTTGACGATGAAAGAAATGAAAGTAAACGTTATAAGATTTACGGTAAAATAAAAATGGTTTTTAGAAATATGTATTCGGGAACAACCGAATATACACCACTATTAAAGAATTTTTATTTAACTAACGACGGTAGTAGTATAAATAAAAAAGGTTTTATTCCATATAACGAATTTGCATTATTAAGAAATGATGTTTTACGAGAAGATAATATAACGGCAACTGGTTCAACCTTAGGTACTTTTGTACCACAAGTTCAATTAACAGGAACACGTTACACTGGTCACACGTCAATAACCCCAATGCAGGCTCCATATAAGAATTGGAATTTGTACTTAACATATGTTTTCACAGGACAAACCGATTTTCCAATGACATATAGTTTATCCGGAGCAACTGGAAATACTTGTGATAGTATTTTTAATTTTTGTTTTACTGCACAAGACGGTATTCCTTTTAGAGTTGAGAATAATGGTGATTATTATAAATTAACATCACCTGTTGAACACGGTATATCAAAAGGTGAATATATCATACTATCGGGGGGTACTTATACTAATTATTCGGGGAATACAACAACAGGTAGAACATATTATACTATACCAATTAATTCCAATACTGAAAAGTATAGGGTTTTTCAAATTGATAACGTTGGAGACGAAATTTATAATTCGGAAAAATATGTAATTAATATTTTAAAAAGTGAATTTATATCGGGAACAACATTAAGTAACGTAGTATTAGGTAGAAGGTGTTTAGATTTAAATAATATAACAGGTAGTACATCGTCATATTATGTACATAAACATAAAACATTAACCACTGAAGAAGATTATATATTAGATAAAGTTGGGTTTGAATCACCAATATGGGAAAACGAAAGAAAAATTTTATTTGAAAGTGCCTTAAAAGAAAATGATGTTTTAGTTGAAAGGAACAGACCAGAGTCAGTTTTATTTGATTTTAAGAAAACATTTATTTTAACGGGTATAACAAATAATTTAAAGTATACACCGACTGAGGTTTATGCTACGATGATTTTAAGAAATGGAAATGGATATTTTACCTATCCACCTAAGGTAGGTTATAGATTTAATTTTCACAATGATTGGGTTGATTACCATTTTGAAAGAACGGGAAATACCGAAACAAATATAACAACAACCCCATTTACAGGTAGAACGGGAGTGTCAGGATTCACTTCAGGTAATACCATCCCTATTGGAACAACATTAACAGGTGCATTTGTTGAATATAATGTCAAGGACTTTAAAGAAAGAATTATTAGTGAGGCATTTCATAGATTTTCACATAAAAAAACTTTTAATGGTACGGTACCATTATTCGACCACGGACAAAATATGACTAATCCAGTCGGTTATTATTATCAACCACATCACAGAATTAAATTAAGAGAATTATCTCCTTATGTTGAAACATCAAAATTAAAAAGAGAAGAATTAATTAATTTACCTGAAAATACAATTTTTGATAATGACAATAAAGTTTGGAAATGGAGAGACGTGTATGATCACGGATTTGTTGACCAAGAAGGTAACGGTACAAAATTCCCTTTTATAAATGATATGCATTATGTATCAACAGACATTAATTTCTATTTAAGAAATGAAAGAGGGTATAACAATAAAACTGACGGATTAACCGGATTTAATAATCAAATTATTTGTTAATGAAAATATTAACTAACACAAACGATTTAAATATCGTGTTAAATACTGAACAAGATTTTAAAACCGATTTAGGTTGGCAGGAAAATCTTGCACAATTTGAGGATGAAATTTTAAAAGATATTATTAATCCAGCACAGAATTATGAAACGGTTAGATATATCCATAAACCATATACTGTCACAGGGTCAACGTACCCAAGTGGATTTACACAATGTGACATTTGGTACCAATTCTTTTTTTTAAGTGGAGATACAATTAGTGGTGTGACAACACCCACATATGTTCAAGAATATGAAGCCATTGGTATAACAACAACCGAAAATGAATTTATGTTGAGACAATCAACTGAAAGTTTTTTTAGATTAGAGTTTTATAAGACGCCAGGTGTTATTTCAGGTAATACGTTAATTTGTGAACCACCAACAAGACAAAATAGAAGATTAGTATTTTCTAAAAATTTATCTTTACCATTAGGTGAGAAATATTTTTATAGAGGAAGTACGTTTGGTTATTACATACATTTACCTGTCTTTATGGGTTCAAATTATAAGAATAAAGAAAATATGTATTTCTTTTGGTTTGATGATGAAACTGCATTAGAAGAGACGGATTTATTGGGTGTACCAACTTTAGACAAATATATTTTCAATAATACAGGAACAACACAAAGTCAATTTTTATTCATTGATGCATTTAAAAATACAAATAACATAGTTTTACCAATAGGTACAACAACATTATATGGTGTCACTGGTCAAACTTTCGATATTAAAAACACAACATTCTCAGTTGAAAAACAATCAGATGGTTCACCATTTATTCACGGAATGAATACGTTTTTTATGACGGTAAGATTCTTCAATGCTAAAGACGGGTCGATTATAAATTTTAACAATGCAGTTTTTAATACAACACATAAAGTAGTTGAAGAAGACGATATGTATTATCAAGTTGATTTTGATAACTACGAAAGAAATTATCAAATATTTCCATACGATGGTGAAAAGGGAACCAATAGAATTGGTAACGGTATAAATAACTCAATTAGATTTTTTGAATTTGGTGGAGGTACATTATTGGGTGGTAACTGTACATTTACTGGAGGAACTGCTGTTTATACAAATGTAGTAGTGGGTACCCCAACACCAACCCCAACACTAATACCCGCAACACCAACGGCAACACCAACCCCAACTCCAACACCAGATGTCCCACCACCAACGAGGACTCCAACTCCAACACCAACTCCAACTGGAGGACCA